TTGAATCTATCATCACCTACAGTAGCCTCGAACTGTTTGCGTAAGTCATTGTCCTCGCCATCCAACCAGTTAAGTTCTTTTTTGGCTTGTTGGTTGAATTGCTCTGTGAGCTTTTCTCCCTGTTCTTGAGCCTGAACTTGTTTTAGTTGAGCAGGAAGAAAAGTTTTCTGTGCCTTCCGGGCTTTTAGTAAAGCCTGTCTAACATCCTTCTTTGTCCAATCCTTACCCTCAATTGTGGTTACTATATCTTCTGCGCCGTAGCCATCACTTTCAAAGATTAAGTCCTCAGCCCATTCAACTACTTGGTCAACCTCAGCGGCTTTCTGCTGTAATTTATCGATAGTATCCAGATTCCCGTACGGATTGTTTTCTACCTTTTTCGCCTCTAATGGGTTTGGTTTTTCTTTGAGTTGTGCCTCTAACTGTGTAAGTTTTTCTTCAGCAGCCTTACGCTTCGCAGTCAATTCACCGAATCGAGCTACAGCACGGCTACCTAACTTTTCAGCTAGTTCACGCAAATCCTCCTCGGACATATCGTCCAAGTCCAACTGTGAAAGAACATCTTCGGATTCTTGGGTTTCCTCGGTGGCTTCTTCTTCAGTTTCTTCGGCTTCAGATTCTTCCTCAACCTCCGATACTTCTTCTTCTACCTCCTCGTCTTCCTGCTCAGGAACTTCTTCAGTTTCTTCTTCCTTGGGCTGTTCAGTCTTTGGAGAAAGTTCACCAATTCGTCGCTGTGCGAAATCCGTGACGGATATATTTGTTTGTTCCACTGATTCTGTTTCTGCCTCAGCGTTAGCAGTTGCTATTTCTTCTGTCATAATTTATCCACTCATTTACGCCGAGCGATGGCGATAGTCGCATTATAACACAGTGCTTACATTCTATCCAAATGTTTCTTAGATAACTCGTTCCAGTTTACTAACTGGAGGATTTGGTCATAGGTAATTATGCGACCAGAAACTTGTTGTATTCCATCTACAGATGCTTCGTGTAACTCTTCAATGGTTTCTTCACGAAGCTCGTGGATCATTTTTATAAATCTAGCAAAAGCCTCATAATTATGAAGCGTTTTAATATCGTCTTGTATTTGCATTATCTAGCGGCAGAACGCATCACATTAACCATTCTTGGTCCTCTGGACTTAACTTGTTTATACCAATTACTATCAACCATTTCATCTGCGGCGGCATTGTAATCATTATTCATAAGACCCTTCTTCATTTCTACAAACTTGTTTAGTTTTGTCAAGCCAAGATTGAATGCCATATCTACCAAAGTCATCTTTACAGCTTCTGGTCTTTTGGCAAAGTTGGGATCATATGACTGAGCATCCTTAAATGCTTGCGTTAGACTGCGGTTGTAAAGGGTCTTTGTCTCCTTGTCTGTCAACTCTCTGCCAGCAAACAACTCATTGATATCAATCCCTTCCTGCTTGAGAAACTTGCGATTAGATGCATCTTCAAGATTAAAGCCAATACCTATAGTACGGTTACCTTTGCTGTCTTTATAAATCTTTGGCTTGTTACCTTCATTCAGGACAAACATATCAAAGTAATTTTTCGCTCTTTGATCTTTGACGCGTTGATTCCCAAACTGCTGGGCTGTCATATTATCTGCCATAATAAAAATGCTAATTAAAAAGCATAGATATGTTTTACTGCATATTCTGCGTTTGTATCTCGCCCATTTGTGCAGGGGCTGTTCCAACTCTACCAATCTGTGCATTCTGTGCTTGTTGTATTTGGAACGTATATTGACCATTATATTTCTGAAGTCGAGCAGCAAATGCTTGATCGGATTGGATTCTTTGCGCAACATCAGGCTGTTGAGTATATTGCTGTATAACTTGCAACGCAATCTGTGCTCCAGCAGGTCTAGCCGGCATCTCAATACCAGCAAAGATTTTAGCTAAGTCATCTGTAACTTGCTCAACAATTTGCTGTTGTGCAGTTTCAACTGGTTGTAGAACAGCATCTGCCATAACCGGATCAATACTTGCAGCAGCTACATCTAGTAAGCTATCTACGTTCAGACGATTGTTGGCATTTAACTGATTGAGTGCTACAAACTGCTGTAGTTTCTTTTCTACAGTTTCTGGGTCTGTGTTTTGCACATCAAAATTAATTAGTATGTCAAAGTTTTCATCTGGGTTACCCTTGTCAAAGACTTGTGGGTCAGGCACACCAGTCACACGGAAGAATACTGCATCTGGTCCAAAGCGTTGGAAGCACTTGTAAGACATCTTAATTACCTCAGCAGTATGGCTAAGGAACTTGTCTACTAGGAATTGCTTCCGTATTTGGCTAATCTGTGAGTCTTCATCTAATCCAACTAATCTATCTGCTAAAGATAGTAAAGTGCTTTCCATCTCTACCGATCCAGTTGGTGGTGGAGGAGTTGGTGCAAAGTCTAAGTCACCCTTACGACGATATGGAATCATTCTACCCGGACCCCAATCGTTAGGAGCTTGTCCTACTGGGTGCAAGATCGGTGGCAAGGTTGCTAGACTATTTCTGTCTACCCTTGAGTCACGTTCAACCTTTACTTGATTCTGTATGCCACGAAGAACAGATGGGATAGTAGTTGTATCGTATAGTCGTTTACTATCTTCAGATAGTTTTGTAACTACTACAGGGTAGTCTTCGTACCCATTAAGCAGTTCAAACTTAGCATATCCTGGCACTTGTTCGTTGCCACTAAACTCCTTGTGAAATACTGTACAATAAATACCTTCTGCCCCATCTTCTTGATCTATCAAGCGTTGGTAAGCATAGCATATTTCAACAAGTTCATCAGCCTCGTAAGCGTTGTCTGATAAACTCAAACTTCTGCGCCCTTCTTGCTCTCTTTCAATAGAGTCAATGTTTACTCCTCTATATTTAGAAATAATATAATCTACAA